GAGTTCAACTGATAAATCGTATGCAAAGTTACGTCCATCATCCTTAAGTGTTGGTTGTATATTGACTCCTCTTGTACCAACCGATACAGTGGGACTCCACGGATATGAGTTTGTAGCACCCATTATGGTTTGAGGACCTAGGGCTATATCATACATAGAACCCGTGGATCCATCGTGTGTACCACCAGACACCTCGAGAATCATAGTACTTGTGTTGCGTACATCACTTGTTTCACGTAACACCGCTATGATTTTAGCATAAAATGTATTTGGTTTAAACACAAATTGTATATCCTGACCATTACCATTCGCGACTACATTAGAATGACTGTACTTCTTTGTCGCCACCTGGTCAGAGTTTGTGATGATACCACCATTCACGTGGAGTGTTGTATTCGCGCTAGCACCATCAAGACCAATCGCAACCTGATTACCCAAATCTAGGGCACCATCGACAGAGAAATCACCTATGACCTCTACATTACTGTTGAGGAAGGTTGTGTTTCTCAAACCAGTTCTCAATGGGTTTATATATACATTACCCGTGGTGTCCGCATAAATGTTTGCAGACCCAGCCGATGTGGTGAGTTCGATAGTCGCGTTACTTGAGGGACTTTCTACACGAACCATACCATCATAGACATGAAGCTGTTTCTGTGGATTTAGGGTACCCACCCCCACGTTACCCGCGTGTGTAATATGGACACCATCCGTTTCTGTACCGCTATTGGTACCACCAATTACGATACCGGAAAGTGAAGTAGCTGAATCCCTGAAAGCCTTCACATAACCACCGAAATTCTCGGTGGTATGAAGAAGTATTCCAGACTTTTTAGTGAATGTACCCGAACCTGGGTGAGGACTCTCAAGTTTTAGGAGTGTTTGGTCTGTTGTGTTTCCATTGAAAATGTGTACATTCGAGTCTACAGTTGATGTACCTATACCAAGTCTACCAAATTTGTCGAAACGGGCGAATTCTGAATCACTACTAGAAGTAACCTCATGGACAAACGTAAGTACGCGGCGGTCACTCCCGTCTAGAATACTTCTAATTTTGTTCACAGAGTCTCCCGTTTCGGGGTCAGTAGTCACGAATGCCATACCAGTCAATTTGAACGAACCACCACCACCGAACTCGATATCACCATTTACCACAAGTTTTGTGTTATCACCGGCAGTGTCCGCGGTTGAACGTTGTCCACCAATCACAACAACACCAGAACCAGGGATACACAATGGTACATTACCCGTAGCGTCTCCGGCATTAGCTAAAATAGTACTGAAAGACTGACCGGCGGATGTATAGGTTTGAAAAATGTGCTCCGCGGCAATGTGTCGAATTCTATCAGGACCCGACGTATTACCTGACCCGTCATTACCCTTGAATATTACAAGTTCATTTCTGCTCTGATCCGTATTATAACGTCTTTCTACAAGCCTCGTGTTGCCAAATAGGTCACCACTGAGACCCCCGAATGACACCTCATTACCCACGACTACATTACCCAATACATCTAGGGCACCTCGGGGTGAATCAGTGCCTAAACCTACATTCCCATTTGCACCATCTATGTATAGACCCACAGTTGCAGAATCTTTGTTGTTACTTACATTTTGTGTAATTCTAAAATCGGAGTTTGTCCCAGATACACCTGTTGACCAACCCCTAGGATTAGAGCCCGCATTTGTTTGGATGTAAGAGGTAAATATATTACCTGTAAGTTGACGTGTTTGTGCCGCTAAGATAGCATCACCTGAAGCTCCATCAAAGTTATGTACTAATAAACCATTTGTTGTGGGATTGGCTGCACCCGTAGCATGTATTTCTAAATGAGCGGTTGGGATAGTCGTACCAATACCCACTAGACCATCACTTCTAAGTGTTAATACGTCAACCTCAGTTTCATAATTTGTACTTGCCAAAAATATATCAAGTTGAGAATTGGCTGTACCACTCGAAACCTCTGTGTGTTTACCCATCTTGAACGTTGCTCTCACACCATCACTACTTGTGGTACCACCCTCTCTACAAAGCTCTAAAACATTCTTAAAATCTGTTGTGTTTGCGATAGTTAACGCATTAGAAACGACGAGTGGAGTTCCAAGATGCTTGTACGTGCCATTATTGGTGATTTCATCGTTGATAAACACTGTACCCCCAGATGTGTGTAACCGTCCCTTGGGTGTAGCTGTGCCTATACCAACGTTTGAACTTTCAAGGATGGTTAATTTTGGTGTTCCCATTGTAGCAGTTTTACTCGCATAAATGTTGAGACCCTTACCCTCAGCTACAATATTCTCAATCTTGTTCTCACCTACCAAATGGGATGAATACATACGAGAACTTGTGTTGGACGCCGACCCCCAGGTATTACCATAAATAAAACCGTCACCCAGAGTCGCGTGAACATTACCCGCGACGGTTAGTTTTTCAGTGGGGTGGGTATTCGATATACCAACCCTCCCCACAGTATCAATACGCACTCTCTCAGTGTTCCGCGTTTTCATTTTGATGATTTGGTGTGTGTTTGAAGTACTAGCTCCAATTATTTCGATTGAACTCACATTGGAGGCTGCCGAGCCGGATTTAAGAACAAGTGCATTTGATGTACCTGTTAAACCACCGTACCTATCAGCGTGTATCACAATGTTTGAGAACGAATGTATAGAGTTTGTGACAAGTTCAGTTGTAGCCGTATTACCTAAAACTGTCAAGGCATTTGCTGCTACCATATTTCCGAATATTTTCGCACCCACAGACAATGTATTTGTTGGCGCAAGATTGGCAATACCCGAATGAGATGTGCCTGAACCCACTGTTCGAATTGAATTTGATTTAATATTTTCATTGAAAAGAATCGGTGCAGTAGCACTTGGATCGAAAGTTACTAAAGTTCCAATTCTCATACCACCCGAAACTACATTACCTGTCACCGCAACATTCCCGTCAGATACAAACACATTTGGTCCTGTATCATCAAAGTACACATTCGAGCCCACTGACAATGTAAATTTGGTTGATGTATTTGCCACACCCACATTACCATCAGCAAACATCTGTCCGTATACATGAAGATTGACCGTGTTAGATTGATCCATATGAATTACAGTATCACCCGGCGCCATTTGGGTTCGACCAAGAACGTATTCATTATTTGAAAATTGATATCCAAATACAAGATTCGATCTACTTCCATCACCACCTTCAGTCATGATTAAAGCATTATCGAATGGTGCATTTTTATTATTCGTACTCCCTTGTTGGATTACATTATTTGCAACAACTAAGTTGATAAGTGTTTGGTAAGTAGCAGACTCAGAAATGAATACGTTACCATTCACATGGAGATTACCATTTACTGTTAAATGTCCTTGGTCAATACACACATTACTATCATAAAAAACAGCTACATTTGAACCCGGATCAAAATTTTCAGTTGTACCAACACTTAAATAATTATCAACCGATATATTTGTAGTATGTGTATTTCCCACAACCTTCAATACATTTGATCCCATTCTATCAATGATGAGTGTATCATCCACATTAATAATGTTTGAAACTAGAACGTTTGTAGCTGAAACGTTACCTTTTAGAGTTAATAAGTGTTCATTTGAGCGGTCAATAACAAGTTCGTTATTTGGTCCAATCTGAAACTCGTTTGTAGCACTCGGTGCCGCAATACCAATCTTATCATTCACATACAAACGCTCGGCACGAATACCCTTGGTCACATCAAGAACGATATTCGTTGATATGTCATCTACAAAAATATTTGAACCTATAGAAATATTCTTTGTAGGATTTGTATTAGAAATAGCAAATTTTTCTGCTGTAATAACTTCAACGTCGATCTCTTTTGTAATAATACTTTTTACGTCAGTAAGTACATCTTGCTCGACTGGGTCTGCGTCTAGACTGGTTACGAAAACCTGATCGAAACGAGCTGTCCTACCCATCTATACCTTAATTACCGAATAAAATTCCAGCTAAACCATCCTTGATTCTTAGAACATTATAGTTTACTGCGTATATACTTAACTCCTGATTACTTGGTCTAAGATTACCCTTCTCCACACCCCGTAATACAAGTTTGGCATTATCGAGACGGCTGAAATTACAAGTACCTGATGGATTATAGTCAGATGCATTTAGACAGAAGTGATACACGAAGTACCTTGTGTTGAAAAGTACGTTGGTTTCACTGACAAAATCACTCGCACCGTACGATGATTTGTAATAATTTTGTACTGTGTGAAAATAATTTGGAGACATATGTTCAAGGATTGGGGTCCCATTGATTTGAATATCACCACTTAAAAATGTGAAACGATCGTTCGCAAAATCATCACTTAATGCACCAAAACCAAAAAAGATGGATTTGACTGGATGATTAAACGATGAAATATCAAATGTATTATCACCACCACCTAAAGCGTTATCAGCCACAGTCTCCAATGGAAGATTTATTTGTTGTGTTTGTGTGATGACAAAGTCGAGACTTCGACCCACGAGAGATTCTCGTTCTTCTTTATCTAGGTAAATATAGTTGCCGTATACATTAATTCGTTTTTGTGCAGCTGTAAGATTTAGAACTGAATCATTATAATACGTGTCATCGAAATTGATTTTGATTTCGACTTGATGATGTTGTAAGGCTACAAGGGGTAAGAATGCCTTATGATCACAAAAGAAGAAGTGAAGTGGGAGAAATGCTGGATTGGATTTAGAAACTTTGTTATTCAATTCTTGCGTCTTAGTCCATGTGTCAGCCATATAATTGTGCCATATATCAGAGTAATAATCAAAATGTTGGGAGTCTATTTTTTGACCCCCTATGTAAAGATCGATAGTGGAATTGTAAAAAAGATTGGAAGACATATTTACAGCATCGACACCAACCTTCTCAAACCAAATACCATTAATGATATCACCTAAAACTGGTATAGTAATCGAGTTGTCAGTTTGGGTGACCGATTTAATCAATTTTGGAGCCTGAGAAAAATTTGTATGTCTCGTAAACTTCATACGAAAAAAAGAATGACCTTCTTCACTGGTAAGATACACATCTTGAACTCCTTTAGAGACCAATTGTATTAATGCACCCGACATTTAATAGATGTTTAGATTATAAAAACAGACACTTTCCCTGAGGGAAGGCACTCTTAGGTTCTTCTACATTTTTACCGTGTATTTTAAAACCACCTTGACGGTATACTTTCATTCGTTTATAATACATCGCTGTAAAGACAGACCATGGGTCGTGAACATCGTAGATGTGGGGTTCATTCTTCTTTCCTTTTGTTTCTCTCATAATTCTACCAATACTTTGTGTAATATCAGATTTAGGAGAAGCTAAAATAACCGTATCTAATGTTGGAATATCTAAACCTTCGTGTGCTTGACTAAACGTAGCAAAAATAATCTTTTTCTTAGAAGACTCTTGGAGTTGAGCTTCTTTCATACCACCCATGTATAGACCAGACGTTTTAGGAAAACATTGGTGAAGAAATTCACAATGAAAACGACGATCACTGAGTACTAGAAGCTGACGGGTACCTGCTGATGCCTTTTTTACTAATTCGACTAACATTTTGTTTCTAGCCCTATCTTCAACGAGTTCTGTAATCATATTTGGCATTGAAATTTTACCATTTCGCATAGAGGGTGGTGGATTCTTATAGTTTGGGGAATCAAATATGACAGGAAATACCTCAACCTGTCCTTGATTTTTTCGTTCAACTGCAAAAAAGGTGGGTCCCATAAACCAATGAAGAACTTTGGTGAGACCATCTTTCCGTTCTGGAGTTGCGGAGAGTCCAAAGATGTGTCGTGGACAAAGTTTAAACAGACTCTGACTAAATACTTTAGCACAAATGTGATGTGCTTCATCAACAATCACTGTACCTATACTTTCAAAATCTGAGAAACTGTATTCTTTTAGGGAAAGAGATTGAAGCATAGCGATGACAAAATCACAATTAACCTCCTTTTTGTTTTGTTGAACAACCCCTATAGTGGCTCCCGGACAAAACTGTTGAATGCGTTCTCTCCATTGATCAGCGAGAAACTGTTTATGTACGATAATCATTGTGCGATACCCAAGTTTAGAAGCTATGGCCAGGGATACCGTCGTTTTGCCATAGCCGCATGGTAAAGAAAGGACGCCATGCCCTGCTTTAATAGCTGCCCCGAATGCTTCATTTTGGTGTGTAGCATCCCGGAGTTGTCCTGCAAATCGTGTGTTAATTTTAGTTGGTTCTGGTCGCTTATCATGTTTAGGTTCTCCAAGTTTAGAAGTTCCATAGAATCTGGGAACGCAGACTCCATTCTTAGCTGGTTTGAAAACTTTGAAAGGCGGTGGAGGAAATCCAAAGTCTCCATTTACGATGGGTCTTACCGTTAATTCTTTTTTAATTTCTTGAATTGGACCCACATCCACTAGATATCCAGTTCTAGTGAGAGTTGTCATTTAGGTATTTAAAGATTATAAACTTTATATAGATATAATATGCCGACAATTAATATAGAATCGAACATTAAACAGATTCGTGAAAGCATCGAAAGAGCGACACAAGAAATATGTCGCTTACAAGGTGTACTTCAAACATTTGAGGGTTTTCGAAACAGTGGATTGGAAAACATAGAACTTCCAAACCCCCCTAGTCAGACTTCTATGGATGATATCGAAGAGCTTGAGAGTGTCCAAGAAAAGCCTGAGTAATTACCAACATTCCAAACACCCTTGAAGTCTATTTCGACTTCAACATCATCACCCTTTATTAGAGACTGAATGGGGCGTCCTTTGACGTTGCACATCACTCTCCTATAACGAAATGGTACCTTCACAGTAAGAATATTCCCATCGAGGGGGTTATCAATATTTGTATTTGCAAGTAAGTGCCATTTATTTGTATGCATTCGTTCTATAATTTCCGAGACTTTAGCAGGAATTATATAACGGATATACTTTTTAGAATTGAAATCATACATGGGTTCGTGAATTTTAGCCACAAACTTCATTGATCTCTATTACGATATACTAAAATTAAAACTATAAGCAACACGAGAATGAAAAGTAGGACTTGTGTGAGAAGTAGAGGTTTGAGTGGTTTTCTTGTTCCAAAACATTCATGACTTAGGGCTCTAGATACCTCGGTACCGGCTTCAATACTCGAGTATGGAGTTTCACGAGGAGACATCATACCACACATCGCAACTTTAGGGCATTTACCAAAGAATGGGAGTTGACCATGAAGGCTGAGAACCCCAGAGGACTGAGAAAAGGACCACCTCTCCTTTTCTACTTCCCACTCTGCACCCCAACCAATTCGCATTTCAACCGGTTCGGGTAAACCAAGTTGTTTTACAACTTCTTCTTTTATGATTTCAGGATTAGAAGTTAATATTTCTTCACTGAGGTCACATATGACACATGATATGGTATTGGTACCGAACAGAACTTTAGGTTGTAAGTTCCATTTAGTTTGAGTTGCTATTTCGAGATCGGTTTTCATGACTGGTGTTTCGTCATAGTCGATAAGAACATTTATAGCACCATATGTACTTCCTTGTAATTGTTTGGTAGCGTCAGGACCCCAATTATCACCTAAAAACTTCATAGCTGGACTGTTATCGAGACACAAAAAGAGCATTCCGTCATCAATAGTTCTTTCATCTGAAAATGTAGCCACAAAGTCATCCTCCCCATATTCAACATTCATCAATTCTGTACCAAAAATAAAATTGGCACCAGCGTTGATGAGTGCTTCTTCCATTGCATCACACATTACTTTACCTGACACCTTCTGTGTGCACATTTGTGAAAGTATGGTATGATCTAAATTTTTTACAAACTCGTACGCTGTCATGACATCCCATGTAACTCCATCCATGATAAGTGGTAAATGTTCGATATATTTTTCACCTTTCTCACTTAAAGGTCCTACTGCGTCTTTTACAGATATACCCTTAAACTTTTGAGGTTGTGCAAGTACTCGAGAGAAAAGAGAAATAAGAGTTCCGTAATCTTTTACACCTAAAGATTTGAAAGCAAAATCAAAATGACCCATACGTTCAACTGGTTGGAATATTTCATTCCAATCAATGTTCATTTCAGAAAATAGTGACTGTGTATTAACAAATGCCTTATCAAACACAATTCTATGTGCGTGAAGATCTCGAGTTTCTGTGTCAGGTTCCCACCAAGAACCACCAGCTGATACCTTCCTATCATATATAGTGACATCATGGTCTCCTGATCTAAGTATTTCCCATGCGAGAGACATTCCTGTTGGACCTGCTCCAATAATATGAATCTTCATTCTATCTTTAGCTTATAGAAAAAATCCTAAGGGTAATGTAGGATATGTTGAGTATACTCAGTCAAGCCAATATGAAGGTGCCACCTGTCAAGTTGGCGCCAAATCAAAAGGTAAAAACATGGAAATTCGCCGCTAAATATTTATGGAAGGAACGTTTTACTGAGGATAAAGCTGAGCTTGGTCGATGGACTAGAGATGAACTCTTAGATCTTGGACCTACATTTGTAAAATTAGGACAGATAGCGTCCACACGAGGAGACCTCTATCCACCAGAATTTACCAAAGAACTTGAATCTCTCCAAGATAATGTACCACCATTTGACTTTAATCTCATGAAAGATGTTGTAAATATAGATATATTCAAAGATTTTGAAGAGATTCCATTTAAATCAGCTAGCATCGGACAGGTTCATAAAGCTACCTTAAAAAATGGTAAAAAAGTTGTTGTAAAATTGAAAAGACCAGGAATCCTAAATATAATGAAATCCGATACAAACAATGTTAAGAAGATATTGGACTTTATTCAGTCAATAGGTGTTGACACTGGTTCTAGTTCTAACTTTGTTCTCAATGATTCTATAGAGTATCTTCTTGGAGAGGCTGATTACAGACAAGAAGTTGAAAATGCGATTAAGTTTAGAAGGAGTTTGAAAGGGATTGATTGGATAAAAGTTCCTTATGTGTATAAAAAGTATTGTACCGATGATATGATTGTAATGGAGTATGTAGAGGCTGATAAGATTACAGAGATCAAAAATAAGAGAATCAATAGGAAGAAGGTGTGTGAAGCATTGGTGAATTCGTATGTGATTCAAACGATGGACAGTGGATTATTTCATGGTGATCCACACCCAGGTAATCTAGCTATTTCCAAAGATGGTAAATTGGTGTTTTATGATTTTGGTCTATTAATCGAGTTAAATGATGAGTTGAAGCAAGGTTTCTCCGACTTATTTGGGTGTATTATAAATCGAGATACAAAAGGAGTTGTCCAAATATTAATTAAACTGGGTGTCATTGTACCAACATCTTCAGACGTCAGTGATATTGAAGTATTTTTTGAAACTATCCTGGGGTATTTGGAAACTCTTGATGGTGGTGCTATCATGAATGATGAGCTGGCGGCTGAACTTGCAATGGAAAAACCATTTGTTGTACCAACAAGTTTTGTATATTTAGCGAAATCATTTTCCCTAATT